CGCGAGGTACGCCGGCCGCCGCGAGCGCCCGCACGCGTGCGACCACGTCGTCGCCATACGACGCGTTCGGGTTGCGTGTGCCGCGTAGCGACGGGCCACGCGCCCGACCCTTTCGCGCGCAATCCGACATGTTGGCGGCCTGGTCACCTAGGAATAGGTGGTCCGGCCGCACGCATGCCGGGTTGTCGCAGTGGTGGCAGACGAAAAGGCCGTCCGGGATCGGACCGTATGCGAGTTGCCACGCTACGCGATGCGCCAGCCAGGCCCGCCGAGTCCCATCGGCCTTCCGCCCGATCGTGATGCGACCGTAGCCGCGGCGCCCCTTTTGGTTCCGCGCCCCGGTCCACTCCCAGCAGCTATATCCCTTGCGGACCCTGCGCCAGAACCGCCGGGCGTCTGCCTCACGCACGGTGCCACCCGAGCCCCTTCACCAGCGCCTGGACCGTAGAATGGTCCCGCCCCATGTACCGCCCCAGCACCGGGTAGCTGGCGCCCGTGGCGCGCCCCCTGACCGCGAACTCCCTGCGGGCGGCGACGATGTCCGCGTGGCGATCGCGGCCGAACAGCTCGGCCAGCGTCACGCGGTGCGAGGCGCAGACGTCGGCGGCGATGTCGTCGAGCTGCGCGCGGATGGGCGCCGGCGGAATGGTGCCGGGGAACCACGATGCGGCGGCGGTCACGGCCACATCTCCTCAGCAGCGTCGACGACCGCCTCGACGCATCCACGACAGAGGCCCGTCCAGAGGCGCGTGGTGTCGGGGTTCTCGTCGGCCGCCAGCGGGTCAGCGCACGCAAGCGCGAGCAAACGCGTCGACGTGCCACCGCATGACGAGCACCGCTGACCGCGCTGGCGGCGATCGAAGAAATGCGCCGTCGCGGCAATGGTGATCCGCCGCTCGGCGTTGTCGCGTGCGCGGAACCGTAGGTACGTCCGATACGCCGTGGGCGCGTCCACGCCGAGCGGGCGCGCGTCGACACGGGCGCTCAAGCCACCCTCCGAACCATCCCGCTCTCCACCAGGAATTTGCGCGCCGGACCCCATGGCCAGGGTGCAGGCGCCTGGTACGCTGGTGGTACGCCGGCGCCCATATCGCCGGTTTCTGCGGGCATTGCAGCGGGTGACGCCGGCCTTTTAATCCGTAGGTCCCGGGTTCGAGTCCCGGTCGGCCCACGATTTACCGGTGAATCGTCTTCACTGGGTCCGTCCGGTGCGTCCTGGAGTGCTGGCGTCTGGTACGCCAATGGGCCATCGATCAGACGCGCCAACGCCTCCGTCGACTGCCGCCCATAGACCCTTTCGACCATCGCGCTCGTCGTGTGTCCCATCAGTTTCCCCACGAGGTGAGGCGCCACGCCCTCTTGCACCAAGAGCGATGCGAAGGTGCGGCGCAAATCGTTGAACGTGACCGGCTCGACGCCGGCGCGTGCGCATGCTTCCTCGAGATCGCGCCGCGCATTCGTCCACGGATCGAACGGCGGCGGGCCGGCGAACGCGAGGAGCGCCTGGTAGGTGGCCGGCACCGGAATGACGCGGTTGCTCGAGTCGGTCTTCGTCCCGTGCAGGTGGACGGTCCGATCGGTGACGTCGTGCGCCTGCGCCGCGCGGAACTCGGCGCGCCTGGCGCCAGTGGCGACGATGAACGCGACCGCCTGCGCACGGTGCAAGGGCAGCACGCCGGAGAGACAGAGGAGCCCGAGCTCGGCCCACGACAGGAAGCGCTGGCGCGGCTCGTACGACGGCGAGAACCGCGGCGGCTTCAGAGCGCCCGGATCGCGCGCGTAGCGACCGCGGTGGCGTGCGCTGTTGAGGATGCCGCGGAGCGCAACCCACTCCTTATAGATGGTGGAATCGCTCGCGCCCTCGACGCGCCGCTGCGCGATGTACGCGATCACCATCGGCGGGGTGATGGCCGCAGTGCGCGTATTGGCGCCCAGCAAGCGACAGACGTGGGCCACCTTGCAGTCGTACATGTTGAGCGTCCCCGGCCTCAGGCCGTCCGCTTTGCATTCGTCGAGGAAGGTGCGGGCCTCGGCGCCGAGCGTCGCGGTGTTCGCGGCGTGATAGGCCGGATCGGCTCGCTCGCGCTCCCAGCGCGCGCTGACGATCTCCGCCGCCCGGCGCGTGGTGCACCGGGTAGAACGCCGGAGAGTGAGCCCGCCTTCAGTCCACGCGCACCACCAGTACTTTCCGCGCTTGTAGATCCGCATGTCTTCTCCGCCTCCCACCACGCCCAGAAATCAGCCTCGAGAACCCGGATACACGTCCCCACCTTGCGGTGCGGCATCTGCCGCATGATCGCGTACGCGTGCGACTCGCTCACCTGCACGAGCGCCGCGATGTCCTGCGCCGTGAAAACGCGCGGCGGCGGAGTCACGCGTCACCCCGGTGGCGGCACGCCCACCAGTGAACGAACGTCACCCGTTGCTTGCACACTGCACTTGTTTCACGATGAGCCACGATGGCCCCCTCACGCCGCCCGCCCGGACGCGTGTCGCTCCTCCTCGGGAGTGCGCCACGATGTCCGCGGGATGCCGAATTCGTGCTCCATGCGCTCGCGTACGATCTCGTCAGGGCGCGCAACGCGGCGCAAGTAGCAAGAGACCGTCTGCTGCGACACCTCCGTGCGTCGTGCGATTTCCGCCTGGGAAATCGTCTCCGCGATCTCGCGGAGGCGGCGCAGGCCATCGGTCATCGGAACCGCGCGCGGAGTCTTTCGGCGTGAACGTGCCATGACTTACGCATACGCGCGTACTATTGAGTCGTCAAGGTGGTGTCCGCCTGCGAATACGCCTACCCGCGTGGAAGTACGCGGTACAAGTTCATTTGTGCCGAGAGGCAAGCCGCAGAATTTCACCGACGAGCAGAACGAAGCTCTTCGGGCGGTCATCCGCGAGTACGCGCAGCGCGAAGACCTTGTGCAAACAGTCGTTGGCGCACGCCTCGGCGTGGGACAGCAGACGGTCTCCAAGTTCCTCGCGGGGAAGACAGGGATCAGCTACCCCACGGCGACCAAGATCGCGATGGTCGCTCGCGGCATCGGTGTCGATCAGCTCTTCGCGCAGATGGGCGTCGCGAGCGGTGAATCCGAAGCCACCGATCCGCTACCCGAGCGAGCTCGAGCGACGCTGGCTGCTCGCCTGCTCGGAATGCCTGAAGCGCAGCTCGAGCCGGTCCTCGCGTGGGGCGACCCCGCGTTGAAGGACAAGCCGGCCGGCTGGTGGTTCGAGATGTTCCGCGCCGAGGGCGAGACGATCCGCGCCACGCAGCTCACGACAAGTCAGCAGCGCCTGCTTTTGAGCGACGCTGACCGGCGCAAGCGGATCGTGGAGCTCGCCCGCCAAGACAGCCCGCCGACTCCACGGGCGACGCCGCGCGAGGCGCCGCGTGCGAAGCCGAAGAGCAAGCGCTCTGGCATGCTCGCGCGCCGCAAGGCCGGCTAGGGCTCTTCCGGGTTTCGCCGGCGCCCCTCTTTGCACTTCACCATCATGGTGTGCGAGTTGAGCGGCGCGTGCGACGCTGAGACGTCGCCGCCTTCGTCATCGGCGACACGGTAGCCCCCTGGACAGTAGCGATCAGCCTTCTCCAGGCATCCGCCGTGATGTCGGCAGTCGATGACGATCCATCCGTAGCGCCCATCGGGGCCGCGAAACTGCGCGTATGGCGGCGGATCGGGACACCCGGCGAGCGCGGCGAGCACTGCGACACATAGCGGTCTCACCAGGCCATTGTGCACCCGGTGTTCCGCCGTCGCACTGATTCGCGCGCCGGTACGCATAGATGCGTGAACGTGAATTTCTTCGCTTGCGCATTACGCATACGTGCGTAATATTGTCCGGCATGAGCAAGGCCGCCCGCGAACCAGATACCGCCGACCTCGACGCCAATACCGCCCGCGCCAAGACGCTCGCCCGCGTCTTCGCGTGGTGTCCCAAGTGCACGGGCGATCTCGTTCAGGGGCGATGCCTCCCCTGCGATGAGGAAGAAGCGCGCAACGTGCGCGTCGAGCTCGAGGCGTCGATCCGCAAGTCGCAAAACCGCGCGGCACCGAACCGCTGCGCGACGTGCGAGGGCTCTGGCGCGGTGCCTGGGTTCTCTGGCCTGACGGCCTGCTACGGCGGTTGCAACGGGACGGGCCTGCGATGAGCGCCCCCAAGCTTGCGCCCGCGCAGCGGCGGTGCTTCATGTGTACGAAGAAGCTCGGCACGACGTACGGCAGCTACGACGGTCAGAACTTCTGTCTCCCGTGTCACGGCCGCGTGATGGGCTTCGTCTGCCGTGCCACCGAACCGCTCGTCGGCATCTTGCGTGAGGTTGAGCATGTGCCCAGCGACGACCTCGGTCCGCCGGGTGGTGCGTGCCCCATCTGCGGATCGGTTGGCGAGGACAGGAATCCCGCGCACCCGACGCCGGCCGAGCCGCACGAGCACGACTGCCCGCTGGCCGAGGCGATAGGCGCGGCGCGTTACGAGGCATGTGGTGAATGCGTGGTCGGCGCTTCGTTCGACGAGAGGTGTCCTCGCTGCAAAGGACGTGGGGTCACGGGTGTCATCACCCCCGCCGGCCGCGCCGCGCTGGAAGGCGGTGGCAAGTGAGCGCCGTGGTCAAGACGCACGCCTGCGGCTCGCTGTCGAATCAGAAGACGACCACCGACAGCGAGTGGCCCCGCCTCCCCTACGTCGGGCGCCTCGAGCTCGACGACAAGCACGACGCGGAGATGCGGAACTGCCCCGAGTGCGGCTCGACGATCGCCGTCGAGGTGCCGCGATGAGCGCCGCGGTGAGCCTGCCCAAGCATCTCCCGGTCGTCACGAATACGGAGCTGAAGACGTTCCGCCGGTGCGCTCGCGAGTGGAAGTACGCCTACAAGCTCCGTCGCCGGCCGATCCGACGCGCCGAGTCGCTGCGGTTCGGAACGCTCATCCACCACGCGCTCGAGGCATGGTGGCGCGCGCCCGCGGATCCCAATGCGCGGCTCGGGGCCGCGCTCGCCGCCATCGGAGCTCACGTCGGCGAGGCCGAGTGCGACGCGTACGACCGCGTAGATGCCGAGGAGTTGATGCTCGGCTACACCGCACGGTGGGGCGACGATCTGGCAACGCCCACCGCCGTGGAGGCGCAGTTCGACGCGCCGCTCGTGAACCCGGCGACGGGCGCCGAGTCGCGCACCTACCGGCTCAGCGGCAAGCTCGATGTCGTATTCCCCGACCGGTACATGGAGCACAAGACGACGTCCGTCGACATCGAGCTCGGCGGCGACTATTGGGAGAACGTCACCGCGCTAGACGCGCAGGTGAGCATGTACAAGGTCGGCGCGCGCGCGCTCGGCGTCGATGGACCGTGCACGTACGACGTGATTCGGAAGGTGTCGCTGCGCCCGAAGCGCGCGACGCCGGTGGAGAAGCGCCAATACACCAAAACCGGCTCGCTCTACGCGAACCAGCGCGAGCACGACGAGACGCCCGACGAGTACCGTGCGCGAGTGCGCGAGAACATCGCGGAGAATCCCGCGCGCTACTACGCACGCGGTGACCTCGTCCGACTCGCACACGATGATGAGGAGCACGGTGCCGACGTGTGGTGGACGGCGCGGTCGATGCGCGAGGCGGAGCTCCAGGGTCGCTACCCGCGTAACCCCGACGCGTGCATACGGTATGGGCGCCGCTGCGAATATTTCGAGGTGTGCTCAGGCCGCGCGTCGATCGACGACGATACCCGTTTTCGGACGGCGCCCGATGCTCACGAAGAGCTGATGGCCGCTGAGGAGGTGACGTTTTGACTACGAATGTTGGAGCGGTGAAGCCGCAGCTCGTCGCGGGGCCGGCGAAGGCCAAGCGGTGGACGTCGGCGAGCATTACACGGGGAAAGAAGCCGATGCCGGTGCGCATCCTCGGCTATGGCGTGCCTGGCGTGGGTAAGACAACCTTCGCTGCGGGCGCGCCGGATCCGGTGTTTCTCTGCTCAGAGAGCGGTACGCAAGAATTCGACGTCGCGCGTCTTCCGAGTCCGGAGACGTGGGACGACGTTTTCGATGCGCTCGCCATCCTCGACGAGCCACACGACTTCAAGACGCTGGTCGTCGACACGGTGAACTGGCTCGAGCTGCTCGCCTGGGCGCGTCTCGTTGAGGGTCCCGGCGCGAAGTGGGGCGGCGATACGTCGGCGAAGCTCGCGAAGTACGAGGGCGGCTTCAACAAGGGATACGACGCGGTGGTCTCGCTCTGGCGGGTGTTCGTATTCGAGCTTGAGCGGCACTGGAAACGCGGGATGAACGTTATTCTCCTCGCGCACTCCCATGTGAAGGGGTTCAACGATCCGAGCGGCCCCGGATACGACCGGTATGAGGTGCAGATGCACCACAAGGCGGCGGGCGTGCTGCAGCAGTGGTGCGACTTCGTCCTCTTCATGCGTCACGAAGTCGTGGCGAAGAAGGACGACTCGCGCCGTAACAAGGGAACGGAGACGGGCGCGCGGATCATCCACACGCGGTGGAGCGCGGCGTTCGAGGCCAAGGCGCGAGTGAAGCTGCCCGACGAGATCCCGCTATCGTGGTCGGAATTCGCGAGCGCGGTGGGAGCGGCGGAGGGTGCGGTCGACGAGCTCAAGGCGCGCATTGGTCGACTCATCGAGCAGATCGGCGACGTCGATGTGACGAAGAAGGCAACAGGCTACGTCGCCGCGGCAAAGAACGACCCTGATCGCCTCGCGGAGATCGCGAACGCGCTCACGGTGAAGCTGGGAAATAAGGAGAAATGACGATGGGTATTCAGGCAGGGACGTATCGGGGGCGTGGTGTGGCGGGTAGTGAGCAGTACGGGCTGACGAGCAAGGGGAACGATCAGATCGTCCTGGACCTCGAGTTGCTGGACATCGGCGCGCGCGTGTCGACGTTCCTCATCTTCACTGACAACAGCGCCGAGTACGAGCTCGAGCGCCTCCGCGCCCTCGGGTGGCAGGGCAACGACCTCGGGAAGCTCGTCGGCATCGACTCGAACGAGGTCGAGGTCGAGGTCAAGTACGAGCAGTGGGAGGGCAAGCAGCAGATGAAGGTGCAGATTCGCACCGGTGGCGGTCGCGTCGTCCTGAAGCAGCAGATGGACGGCAAGGCGAAGCGCGCCTTCGGTGCGAAATTCGCGAAGCTCGCGGCTACGATCGGAAACGGTGCACCCAAGCCGGCGCCGGACGCCGGACCGACAGGCGAGACGGGCGAGCCGCTGTTCTGATGGTCGACGTCGGTCACATCGACTGCCGCGCCAGTATCCACCGCCTGGAGGTGGAACTGGCGCGGGTGCTGCGCGAGTACCACGAGGCGGTGCGGGCGCTGGTGAGGCAGCGGGACGAGGCGCGGGACGAGGTCGAGCGTCACCAGTGGTTGGTACGCGCCATTCGCGAAGACCTTGGTTTGGCGGTTGGTGACGGCGTCTCGCTGCGCGGGTTCATCATCGGCATGCGGGACCGCCTCGCCACCCCGCCCGCGGGCGACCTGGAGCAGCAGGTGGAGCAGCTGGCGAACTTCATCATGCACGAAGTGCCCGGCGAGCCGTCGCAGAGCGAGGGTGCCGTCGACACCGCGATTCGATGGATGCGCGCTCGTCTCACCCCACCCGCGGGCGTGCCGGAGGTGACGTACAGCCGCGTCGGCGAGCGCGGTTCAGTCTGGATCGCTGGCGAGCACAAGGTGTGGTCGGTCGAGAGCAACAACGTTGCCATGCACGACCAGGCATCTTTGCTGGCTCGCGCGATCGGTGACGCGCTCGTGAAGTTGTGGCCCGCGCGCGGTGCGGCGGAGGAGGAGATGAAGAAGTCGCTCGATGCGTACCGCGAGCTGACGATCGAGCAGGGCCGCACGGTCGACGTCCTTTGCAGGCGGCTGCGTGACGCCGAATCCCTCGCCGCCGCCCTCCTCGCGACAGGAGACGCGCAGTGCTCGGCGTATCGCGAGGAGATCGAGCGGTTGCGGAAGCATTGCCAAGATGTTGTGGCGACCGTCGAGCAGGCGTCCTTCGAAGCACGCCAGAAGATGCGTACCGACGTCGACCGCCGCATCGCCGAGGCGGTGGCGCGCGAGCGGGAGGAATGCGCGAAGGAGTGCGACCGCCTCGTGGGCCGTGCAACAGATGGCTCCGACGTCGCGTACGACGCTGCGTGTGAGACCGCGCACGAACTGGCCGCTCGCATCCGCGCCCGCGGCGGCGCCGCCCCGCAGGTGAAGGAGGCGGATAAGCCCGAGGCGCAGTGCGCGTGCGGATTGATGCCGGTTCCGTCAGGCTTCGACGGTGTGAGGTGGTACTGGCAGCGTCACGCGCGCGACACCTGCACGTTGGAACTGCCGAACACCCGATGCTGGTGCGGTCTGCTTCGATCCGAGCACGTCGAGGGTCATGCGAAGCAGCCCGCCCCGCCGGCCGAGGAGAGGTGCGCGCGGTGCGGGGGAACGGGACGCGTTCCCGGCCCTCAACCCAAGCCGCTCGTGCCTGGTGGTCCGGTGCCGGCGGTGTACGTGACGAGCCGGTGTCCAGTCTGCAAGGGCACGGGCAAACAGATGGCGGGGGCGCAGACGGGCCCTAACACGGTCGACGAGCCGAGCCGGGCGGTGGCGCCTGTCGTTCCCGGCACTTCTTCCTCCCCTCCGGGGGCCGCGCCCGACGTCGAGGAGTACGACCGCGCGCTCGCGGTGGTGCGTGCGCATAACCCAAACGTGACGTGGATCAGCCAAGACGTCGTCAGGAAGGTTGCGCCCATCCTCGCCGCTGAGCGACGCGCTGGGAGGGTGGAGGCGCTGCGGGAGGCGGAGCAAGTGTGCCGCGTTACGGCGCTCTGCTACGCGTTCGAGCATCGCGAGTCCGCCGCGAACTGCGCGACGCGTATCGCCGCCCTCGCCGAGCGCGAAGGAGACAAGCCGTGATCAAGTGCAAGAACTGCGGTTCGTCCGACACGTATCTGTACGCGCCCGCATATCCGGGTACCGGTGTTCACGGAGAGAGCGCCGGCTTGGCATGTCGCGCGTGCGGCAATCGCTGGGCGACACGCGACCCCGAGGCGCTGCGGGTGAGTGTCGCGGCCAAGGCTGCATCGCGCCGCAACGCCGCGCACGGCGGGAAGGAGGGGGAGTAGCGATGAAAAAGACGCTCGCGGACAAGGCGAGGGAGCACGGCATCGAGGTCATGCAGATGCCGGCGCGATACGCGATCGACATCCGCTCCGCTGACGACAAGCGGGGTGGGGCCGCCTGTTACCACTGCGGCCATCCAGGATTCGAGCACGCAGCGGGCTGCCCTATCCCCGAGAACGAGGCGCTGGACGCCGAGCAAGCGAAGGCAGGCGAGCGGTGAGCGCGAAGAAGAGGGCGCGGGTGTGGTGGCTGGTGACGATTCCCGGGTCAGCGTTCTCGCCGCGCGCGTTCCAGCTACTGCGAGTAGCGCGCCTAGAGTCATGGCGCGGCGGCGAAGTCATCCGCGTCGTCGAGGCACCGGCTAGGAGGAAGCACGATGGCTGACATCGACGCGGCGGAGATTCAGAGGCTGCGGGCGATGGCGGAGAATCCAGACTACGCGGCGTCGATGGCGACTCGCTTGCTGGAAGCGCTGCCCGCGCTGCTCGACGCGCTGGAGGGGGCGCGCGTGTGCCCGTCATGCGGCACGCTAACGAGGCCGTGCGAGGAGTGGCATGGCCCGGTGGACATCGCGCGCGAGCGGGACGAGCTGCGGGCGGCGGTGGAGCAAATCTCCAAGCTCGACACGAGAGAGTGGTGGTCGGGCGTCGCGACGGTTGCTGTGCACATCGCCCGCGACGCGCTCGCGAAGCTGCCGGCCCGCAGCCGATGAGTAGTTACGGTGGCGCGTGCTTGCTGAACAGCCTCAGCGCGAGCCCGACGCGGTGGCGCGAGGCGCGACGGCCCGCGTCGCTCGAGCAGCCGTCCGCAAGACCACTCGCGTACCAAGCCAAGCGCTCCTCGAGCGGTAGCGCGCGGCACGCCCGGAACGACGCCCGCATCATGGCGAGCGCTTCCCGCGTCGCCTGACGCGCGTCGGACGGCATGGGACCGTGGACCTGGTAGAGCGACTTGGCCGCCCCCTTGTCACCGACAGCGTCCGGGCGGAACGTCGACTCGAACCACGCGACGGCGACGAGTAGCGCGGCCGTCCGCTGTCGCCCGAGGTGTCCAGCGAACAGAGGCTCCTCCTCGGCGGTGACGTCCGCGATGGCTCGCGCGGTGTCTTGGTAGCTGTCCACCCATGGCGCACGCGGCTGCAGCACGAGCATAAGGGCGAGCACCCACGCAGTCACGGCGGCCCCCGACGCGCCGCGTAGACGACAGCGGCAAGAATTGCGACAACGAGACAGCCGGCGATGATGAGGCTGTCGTCAATCACGTGATGAGACCCCCACCCGTCTCCGGCACGGGCGTCAGCAGCGCATCGAGCGATAGCCCCTCACGCACGACCCGCGCGGCGTTCATGAAGCAGAGCCGCTGCACATCGTTGCGCGACGGCATCGCGTTGCGGATGTGACAGGCGCCCGAGGCGGCTTGCCAGTCTCCGGCCAGCGCATCCCGAGTGAACTCGGGGAACCGGAAAGACGGACCGAGCGCCCAGGCCATGAGGTGGACGCCGAGCTGCGCGTCCGCGGGCCACTCGGGGAACGCGGGGAACCGACTAGCCAGCCGGACCTCGTTCTCCTCGAGACGCCAGCGGACGACGAGCGCTACGCCGTCGCGGTCCAGGCGCAGGTCATTGCCGGGCAGCTTGCCGTAGGCGACGCCGCCGCCAAAGCGCATGTCGTAGCGGCTCTTCACCAGGTCCCAGCACGCTTTGATCTCGCTGGGCCTCGCCGGCGAGCCGTCGCGGTTGCGCCATGGCATCGCGAGCGCCAGCGCCGCAGGATCGGCGAGATTGCCGATCCCCGTCGTGACCAGCCCGATCTGGTCCAGGTACATGAAGGCGCACGCCCCCTCGAGCGGAACGGTGATGGGGAGGAACGCGTCGACGGCGGCGCGACGCGTCACGCCATCGAAGCCGGCGAGCAGGCCACGCCAGCCGGCGCCACGCGACGGCTCCGCGGTGCCAGTCATGGTCAGCAGGGCGCTCGGGGCGTAGCGATCGTCGTCCAGCGTGTCGCCGCCGACGTCATCGTCTTTCTCGTCGCCGCTCATCGCCAGTGTGGGCGCGGAACGCCGAGATCGACCCAGCCCACGAGGTGCAGAAGGAACAGCAGCGCGATCAGCCCGACGAGCAGATACAGCACGTTCCGCAGAAACGGCGGTTTCGCGGGGAGAGGCGCGATCGACACCATCCAACAGAGGACGGCGAAGATGAGGACCCAGATGAACAGCCAAATGAGCAGGCTCATGGTTGCACCTGACTCACCTTCGCAAAGAAACGAGCGACCGCGTCAGCCATTCGGGAAGCGCGCTTTCTCCGTCGCATCCACCGTGGCGTCTGACGTCTCGAGCATGGCGTCGAGCTCGGCCTTCGGATCGCGCCCATTGCTGAGCATGTACTTCGCCCAGGAGAGGACGACGGCTTCCACCAACTTCTCCATCATCTCGGTCACGGCGTGCCTCCGTCGTGGCAGAAGTCGGGAACGTGGCCATTCGCCGCAGGGTGGCCGCAGCGGCACGCGTGGCTCTCTTCCAGCGTCCGCGCGGTGTCGACGCAAGCGAGCTGCTGCGCCTCGTACGTCGCCGCGGTCACGGCGTTCTCTTCATGCGACGCGCCGGCGCAGCCGCCGGTGAGACTGGCGAGGTAGCACGCCCAGGCGGCGGCAGTCAGCAGGCGAATCACGACGGCACCCTCGGCGGCGGGGGAATGGGCGGCGGCGCCTCGCTCCGCACGTTGACGTCGCCCGTCGTGGCGATGCTCGTGGGGGCCGACTTGGCGCCGTGGTCCTCGATGGCTATGCCAGCGGTGAGCACTCCGACAAGTACGGTCAGCGTCGTGACGAACTGGTGCATTTCGATCCGGCCCGCGATGGCGAGCGCAGTACACGCGGCGAGCGCGCCAAGGGTGAGGATCCCCTTGCGCGACAGCGCAATGCTCGCCAGCGGATTGGGCCTCTCCACCCGACGATCATGCCACCGTTCTGCAGATTCTGCACCAGCAGAACGCAACGGCTGCGCCACCCTATTGCGGCTACGCGACTGCGCCGTATGGGATCACTGGTTGCAGGAGAACGGATCGTGAAGCTCTGCAGTTGTGGACAGGCGTGGACGATGGCGGCGTGGCTCGTGCTACCGCTGCTCGGGCACGCGAGCGGGCTCGAGTGGCGCGAGTGCGTGTGCGGCTCGACGCTAGCGGTGGTGCGAGCCCCACACGACGCCGGCGAGACCGACGAGCGCTACGACGATCGTTGCGATGGTGGCGAACAGCGCGTTCCGGTAGCGGCGTGCGCTGTCGGTGGGCGCGAGCTTGGCGGTGACGGTGATAGCGCCCGTTTCCGCCCGACTCTTGTCCACCTCCGCGGCCCCCTTTTGAAGCGCGAGGTTGTGGAGCTCCCGCGACTGCTGCTCAGCGCGTAGCCGGTCGGCGATCTCCCGCTCGATGCGGTAGCGGTTTCGGTCCTCACGGTCCTCGTCGAGTGTCCTTTGGATCGAATCCAGCTTCGCCTGTTGCGCCGCGAACTCGAATTTCACCGCCGCCTTGACCCGCTCGCCGAGGCCATCGGAGAGACCTTGGATCTTGGCGTCGACCTCGGAGAGGATCCGCGCCCTCTCCGCCTCCCACTCGTCGCGCGGCGGCATCGGCTGCGGTTGGATGCGCCCGATCGGATGACCTCGTGGGCGCGTCGTGGGGCGCCGCTCGTCGCTCACGGTAGACCAGCTGCCCGTGCTACTTTCTCGAGCAGCATCGTATGCGAGACGGGCTTAGGGATCGCGTCGTCCGCGCCCTCGACGCCCGCCGTATTGAGCGCCCAATCCTGGAACGCGGTGATGTTGTGGTCGGCGCTCATCACGATCACCTTGCTCACGGGCGGCGCCAGGTGCGGCTTGCTGCGGAGCAGCTCGGCGAAGAAGAGGAACCCGCTCATGACGGGCATGAAGATGTCGAGCAGGATCACCGATGGCACCGCCGGCGGCTTGCCTTCGCGCTGCGGCAAGTAGAACTGCTCGTCGAGCACGTCGAGCGCCTCCTTTCCGTTGGCCGCGGTGTGCACCGTGTAGCCCGCCTCGCGCAGCTCCTCGGCGAACAGATCGCGTATGTCGCGATCGTCCTCGACGATGAGCACGTACCTCGGATTCAGGCGACGCGGGCGCGCCGGCGTGGTCGGCGGCTCGTCCTCTGGCAGGTCTTCGCGCGGGATGATCTGCCGCGTGTTCGCCATCACCACGGCGAGCATGAAGGCGCGCATCTGCTCGCCAGTGAGGTGGCCATCAGGGATCATGCGTCTCCTTACGTCGCCGTCTGCTCGAATAGCCCAAGCCCGTCGAGGTACCGCTGCCGAAGCACTTCTTCGCTCGGCGCCGTCGTCTCGACGACGACCTCCTCGACGATGCCGGCGAAGGCGACGTTGTTCGTGTTCACGTGCGTCGACGGCGGCGCCCCTACGAAGTGGTGTCCGCCAAAGTTGCTGTTCGTGGTCGAATTATCGATAGCGCCCGTCTTCGCTGTCGTTGCTCCGGGCATCAGACAGCCGTTCGCGTACACCCTCATGTTGATCGAGTCGTAGACGGCGGAAAGGAGCGTCCACTCGTACATGCGGATGGGGGTGGTCGACGTAGCGAAGGATCGCGTACCGGCGCCGGCCGTCCCCGTCGTGAGTTGTAGCTGCACGTTGCCTGAGGTGTCGGAGATCAGAAGGACCCACGACGTAAACGGCGTCGCCCAGTTTGCGAGGTTGGAGTCATACGACTTGCCGACGATGTAGCCGTTCGCGTTGAACGCCATCGGGAAGATCCACGCGCTGATGGCGAGCACGCTGCCCGCGATGACCGCAGTGGGAAGCGCCGAGTACGCGCAATGGCGGTTGGTGCCGTCCGGTCCGAAAAACTGCGCGCCGCGCTGCAGGATGCCGCGCACGCCCGAGGTGATTTTCGCGCCCGTGCCGGGGTTCACCAGGTCGCCGTTTGTGCCGAGCGTCCCGCCGTTCACGAACGGGTTCAGCGAATTGAACGGCTGCTTCGCTTCGTTCAGCTTCCACCGCAGCGCGGCGGCGGGATACAGCTGGACGCGACGGCTACCGGTGATGTTGCGCGGCGCCGTCATGTGACGCTCACCACGTCCATTTGAATCGCTTGGCCCACGTAGGCCGCGCCGTCGCCTGGGAGGATGGTGCCGGTCGTATTGGCCGCCTCGAGCTTGTCGAACGACTCGGCCACGAGCGTCACGCGCGATTCGCCGCGGATGCTAATCGTAACCGTGTAATCGAGCGCCACCGTGACGGCGCCCTGGTCGCCAGCGCCCTGGCTCTTGTTGAGGAAATACGTCTGCGCCGGATCCTCGACGATGAGGCGGTAGATGTTGCGGTTCGCGCTGATCGTCTGGCTGCAGGCGCCGCCGGTCTGGAAATATGTGGAGCTCGAGCCGCCGGTGTACGTGTTCGTCTCGCACACGCCGCGAAACCTGAGCTGCACGCTGTAGACGGTGGATGGGTCGCCGTCCATGCGCGTGCTGACGACCATCGCGAACGGACACACGCCGCCCGCGAGCGGGAGCTCCCAGCGAAGGCCCGCGAGCGCAGCGCCGCTCGCGACCGCCGCCGCCAGCGACACTTTCGTCACGCCGCCGACGTCGGCGACACCGAAGTCGGCGGAGAAATTCAGCTTCGTACGCTGGGTCTGGTCTGAGCCGTTGGCCTGGATCGTCTGGTAGTAGAGCGTCTGGTATGCGAGCACGCCGAGCGGAAGGAACAGCCAGACGTTCCCTTGCTTGTCGACAGTGCCTATGGTCGTGCCTGCTGCTGCGCTCGCTCGCTGCGGCTTGCCGTTGGCGTCGACGACGCACGGCTCGGAGATGCCAGCGCCGAGCCACGGAACGTAAGCGGCGTCCACGCGACCGATGCGCTGAACCTCGATGACCTTGCCCGTGTCGCGCCCCTGGATCGCGATGCCTTCGTATGTGCCAGTGATCGACGCCGCGAGCGCCGCGGTAGTCGCGGTGACGGCGCCCGTGCCGCCAGCGTTCGACGTGACCACGTAGCCTTGCGTCACCGCCGCGGCGAGCAGCGCGGAGAAGACGGGCAAATACAGCGTGTCGGCCATCAGTCGCCCTCGATGCGTTCCGATTCGGAGCGCGAGGCGTCGACGTCGAACCGGATGGGCGCGGTCGTCGGCTTCTTCGCCTCGGGCTCGTCCGCGATGGCTTTCTCGAGCACCCTAACGAACGCGGGGTTCGCAAGCGGCTTACCGAGCAGGATGCGGAGCTGCAGCTCCTTCTGGTAGGTGAGCGGCGCCGTCTGCTGCGCGAGGTGGCCGAGGATCTCCGCCTGGGTCTTCGCGTACAGCTTGGGGTAGATGACGCGAAACGCCTCGGCGCTCTCACGCGACATGCGCCCGTGCGCGAGGTCGTGCACTACAGTCGTGGGATCGTTGGCCGCGCGCGCGTAGCGGAGGAAGCGATCCTTCTCCGCGTCGCTCACGCGCGGATCGTCCAGGTGCGGCGTCAACGACTCTGGATCGGAGCGCCCCGCGGGCAGCTTGGAGGCGAGGAACGTGGCGACGCGCGTGGCGAGCACGCCGATGTGCATCGAGGTGTTCGGCGCCGCGTCAGAGAAATGCTCCGTGGCACGCGCGACGGAGTCAGTGACACCCGACGCCACCACGGCGCGCACGCCCTTGGACACGCGGTCGAATTCCGCGGAAAGCGACTCGCGCGGCGCCGCGGGCGGAGGAGCGCCGCCACCGAATACGACGCGCACGCCCTTTTTCAGCGTGTCGTTGATGCGCCGCGTCTGCTGCTCGATGACGGCGAGTCGCTGCAGCGTGCGCAGCGGGCGCGTGCCGACGTCGGCGGCGAGGCCCACCAGGCCCCCGAGCCCGCCCGCCTTCTCCGCGTCTTGCAGCCGGCGTAGCTGGTTGATCGTGGTGACCTCGCGCGCGGTCGACGAGACGGTGGTGCGCAAGCCGGCGAACGCCTCGCGCGCCCTGGCCACCTGCTCCTTCTGCGCGGGCGTCAGCTGGTAGTGCCGCTCCACCGTGTCGAGGAACTTCTCCTCGCTCGTGACGTAGTCGACGAGGGCGCGGTGCTTCAGGTCGTTTTTCGCGCTCGTGAGGTTCCGGACATACGTCGCGGTGCCCTCTGGATTCGCTACGTGGATCGGCCGGCCCGCCTCGCTCCCGTATTCGGTGGTGAACGTCGAGCCGAACGGACGCCGCGTCGCAAGGCGCGCCTGGGTCGCCGCGTTCACCTCGCGCTGCGCGACGGCGGCACGGCCCCACACACCTTCATCCTCGAGCGCGCTCCGGACGCGGTGATAGAGGGAGTCGAATTCGCGCGCCGCCTCGGGGAGGCCGAACGGACCACGCCCGTACATCGCGTTCTGGCCCACCGCGCGCTTGAAATCGTCGAGTTGGGTGAACAGCTGGCGCGCCACCTCCGTCTTGTCCTTCGCCGTCGCGATAGCTCCGATCTCGTTTCCGAATTTCTCGAGCCACTTCTGCGCCCGGCTCACGGCGACGCCGCTACCGCCCCTGGTCGGATCGGCCATCAGTTCGTCGATTACGGCCTTGCTGTCTTGCCAGACGCCGAGCGCCGTATCGCGGGCCTCGCGCCACTTGCCGGAGTCGACGAGGCGAGCCATCTGCCCTTCCTTCGCCTCGCCGAACGACGCCAGATCGACCGCTCGCTCCGCCTTGAGCGCCGTGTCGAGATGCTCCGTGACCTGACGCGTCGACCTTTCGAGCAGCTCCTCGTGCGAGCCGAACACCTCCGCACGCCGGCGCCACGCGTCGGACAAGAGCTTGGCCTGCTCGGGCGTGTCGCTCACCTTCGCCGCGTAGCGCTCCGCCGCCGCGTCGAACGCAGACGCCTCGCTCACCGCGCGCCCGAGTCCAGGCGACGCGTCGCCGAGCCCCCGCGCCGCAACCGCCTCGACGTCGCGCAGGCCGGGCGCGACGCGCGGCACAAGCGCGCTCGCGAGCAGGCCCCCGCCGCCGCCGAGCAGGCCGCCTGCCAGCGCGCCGCCCTTCGCGCCGGCGAGCAACGACTCTGCCGTGAGCTCGTGATCGCCGAGCGCCGCCTCCGACACGGCCCCACCGGCGCCGTACGCCGCACCCTCGACGGCACCACGCGCCGCGCCGGCCACCACGCGCCCGCCGAGCCCCTCACCCGCGAGCGCCAGCGCCCCACGCTCCGCTGCGCCTCCCATCGCCGCGACGCCGCGGGGGAGGGCGCCGAGCCCACGCACCGCACGGCCGATGCTGAGCCCTTCCTCCGGAGCCGCCGCAGCCCCGCCGGCGAGCACGGGCAGAGCTGCGCCGATGACTTCCCCGCCCACAGACGCGTACGGATTCGCCTGCTGCAGGCCGGCCAGATCTTGGCGCACCTCTTCGCCGCCGAGCGCCACCGCCGCCTGGTCGGAGAGGCCGAGCGTGAGCCCGCGCGCGAGGCCAGCGGTGCCGGCGACGTATTGGCCTGCGGCGTCGCCGTATCGCGCCTGGATTTTCGCCTTGTGGAACTCCTCGGGCGAGACGACCACGGCGCCAGCGTCGAGGGCCTGCGCAAGCTGGTCGTGCGGAACCGTGCCGATCGACCCGTCCGGCGCGCGGATCGCGACCGTCTTGGCCGGTGCCGCAGCCGGTGCCGCCGGCGGTGAGGCCACTTACTTCCCCCGCTTTTTCTTCGCCGCCGGCCCGACCACGAGCTCCGGCTCCGCGGCCTTCTGCGGCGACGGCACGTTCTCCACCGCCTCGCCCTGTAGCGGCTTGAACCCGGGCGGCATCTGCGACTTGGGCGACGCCATGGACGCTTGGCCCAGCGTGACCTGCACCGGGCGCCCCTGCTGGTCAACCGCGATGGCGGCGCGCGCGCCCTGCCCCGCCTGCGACCGCTCTGCGGCGACGAGCGAGTGACGCGTGATACCGAGCAGCGACCGCGCCGCGGCCTCTGGGTTGCCGGTGACGTTCAGGAGCTTACCGACCTGCTCGTCCGCCGCTTTCGACGATCCAGCGTCCCACGTCCCCATCCCCTTCATCTTATTGAGCGCCGTTCCCGCTTGGGTCTGGAGGCTCTGCAGCGAGGACATGTCTTCCGTGTCGTAGAGGCCCGCCTTCGCGACGCCGCGCTCGAGCGCGCCCGTCTTCGCGCGGATCGCGAGCGCCTTGTTGATGACCTCCTCGAGCTCGGCGGCTCCCTCGCGCGCGGCGCGATGCTTCTTCGCCTCATCTTCGGTGCGCGCGTAGTAGCCCGCGCCGTTCGGGCCGGTCGGCACGAACAGCTTCTCTTTCTCCGGATCGGGCTTCGGACCACCACCGCCGACGACCGTGGGAGGCCGGTACACCTCCGTTAGGTTGCCCTGCGCGAGCTTGTCGAATTCGAGCTGTCGCGCGGCGCGTCGCTCCTGCAGCTGCGCGAGCAAGTCGGTAGCGCGCGCCTGCACTTCGGGGCTCTGCGACTGCGCCGCGAGCGCCTTGAGCTGCAGCTCGGCACGCCCGAGGTAGGCCACCTTCGCCGCTGCCTCGGCCTGGCGCGTGTCGTTGAAATTCTCTTTCATCTGCCCGAGGAGGCCACGCTGCTGCGCGAGCTTGTTGCCGGCGTTCGCGGCCTGCGCCTTCTGCGCTTCCAGATCGCGATCCATCTCCTTTTCCCAGAGGTCGATCGCCTGGTTCTGCCCACCGCGCATGCCGGCGGCGAAGCCGCCGAGGGCGACGCCGAGGATCGCGAAGAGCTTGGCGCCGGTGCTCTTCTTCGCCCAGAAACGCCCGGAGTCGATCTCGGGTGCCTTGTTGACCTTGTCGGTCAGCTCCTCGAGCTTGATCTGCTGCGATTGGATCTGCGCGGCGCGGTCACTCTCGTTGCGAGCCACGGCGTTGTCGATCGCGCGCACGCGTCGTTCCGTGTCGACGATCTGCTTGGCCTCGGCGTCGTACCTCGCCTGATCGGCGTCCGTCTTCTGCTGGATCGCCTGCTCGTGGAGCGCGTCGGCGCCGACGTACTCCTCTTTCGTCCCCTCGTCGACCTCGAGCCGCCCGACGCGGTGATGCGGCGCCCACCCGCCAGGGATGACCTGTAGCGGAGCGATGGGAGCGGCGACGGGGCCGCCGCCGGGCGCTTCGGGTGCAGCGGCATCGGCCGGCGGCGTCGGCGGCGGGGTGGCGGGCGGCGGGGGCTCGGGCTGCATCGCGGCGTGCGCTGCGACCTCGAGCGGCGGGGCGGCGGCCTCGGCGACTTTGCGCGCGCGGTTCTGCTGGGCAGCCCCACGGCTCGCGGCAAACGCGTCGGGCTCGATGGCCGGCGGCTGCTCGCGGACGAACGACAGGGGCTGGCGGGGCGCGGCGACGGGTGGCGGCACCGGCGGCGTGAACACCTGCGCGCCGCTCCCGCGCTCGGGGCCGAAGCGCACGATCGGCTGCTGCTCGTAATAGATCATGCCCGGCGGCCTGGGCGGGCCGGACACGGCCGACAGGCGCGCAAGCTCCTCGGGAGTCAGCGGTTCACCGGCCATCGTCGTCAGTGTCCTTCTTCATGCTCACCGCGCCCATTGTCATCACCTTGCCCAGCACGTCGGCGGTATTGACGTATGCCGCATTCGCCCGATCATTCGCGCGCGACTGACGCCGCTGCCAGTCCCCGCCAGCGACGGCGGCATTCGCGTCGCGCTGCGCCTCGTACGCGCCCATCGCGGCAAGCTGCTGGCGCCTGATGTCGTTCTCCTGCGCGGTGTAGAACTGCGCCATCGCGTCGTTGCGCGCACGCTGCGCCGCCTCGAGCTGCGCCTGATGCAGCGCCTGCTCCTGCGACATGCCCGCACTCATCAGATCGCCGACGCGCTGCGACGATGCCACCCCGCTGAACCCGTGCGCCGCCGCCGCGACCTCCGCGCCGCGCGCGCCCGCGTATTGCGCATTCGAGGCTCCCATCGCCTGGCCGCCCGCCTGGCCCGCCGCCAGATACGCATTCGGCGCCTGGCCCGTCTGCGCGGCCTGCTGGGTCAGCGCCGCCTCGAGCGCCGCTTGGCCGCCCCACTGCGCAGCGCTCGGCCCGCGCCCGGTGAGCTGCTGGCGATAGCCCGACAGGACGACCTGCTGGTTGCCACGCTCGGCAAGGGCGCGCGCGAGCTCGGCATCGGCCCGGCGGGTGTCGATCTGCACCGCGCCCCGCTGCTGGGCGATGTCGTTCTGATAGCGGAGGCCCTCGACGTCGCGGTCCGCGCCGCCTTCGGAGCCGCCCCAATAGTAGTTACTGCGGCTGATTGACTGCGTTCCGCCGCGCGCGCCTGGCTCACCGGTGAAATTCGTTCGGTCGAGCGGATCCAGCTGGCCGCTGTTCGGCGCATTCGGATCGCGCTTGCGCCAGTCGTTCTCGAGCTCCGGATCGGCCGGGTCGTTCAGCGTCGTCTGCGCCATCAGCCCCTCCGCCTGTCGTCGTCGTCGTCCTCGCCGGCCATCGACGTGCCGACCGACAGCGTGTCACCGGTCATCTTGTTCGCAGCCGCGGTGCCGCGGTCATCGCTGGCGTCCTTCTGCTGCAACAGCGCCCAATTCACGTTGGACTCGCCCGCGGCGTTCGCGCCCTGCTGGTGCTCGTACCCTTCGTTCGCCGCGAGCTGATCGCCGCCAACCTTGTACCGCTCGTTCAGGTAGAACCGCGCCATCGCGTCGTTCTGCGCGCGCTGCTCGTCCGACAGCTTCGCCTGGTCCCACGCGCCTTGCTGCTGCAGCCCTCGCGAGCGCAAATCCTGCTCGCGCATCGCAGCGGCGAGATCGGCGTACTGGTCGCGAGCCGACGCCATGTCGTTGGCGCGCTGTACCTGCATCTGCTGCCCGCCCACGAGTCCGATCTGCTGGCCGCGCAGCATCGCATCGCGCGGCGCGCCGGCGACGGCGCCGAATCCGCGCGCGCTCGCGCCCGCCGATCGCTGCAGGCCCTGCGCCTGCGCCGTCTGCGCGCGTAGCTGCTGCTGTGCGGGCGTCGCCGTCTGGCCGGTCATCACGCCGCCCAGGTAGCCCTGCAGGTATTCTTGATTCTGGCGCGCCTGCAGCGCATTCACGAAGTCGGCGTCGCTCTGCCGCTGGTCTATGGTCGGACCCTGGCGCTGCTGGGCGCCCTGAGCCTGGTTCCACATACCGGCGCGCTGGTTGTCCGCACCGCCGGCGTATCCGCCCCATTCGTAGTGATCGCGCGGATCGTAAACGCCGTAGCCCGAGGCGCGCCCGGTCAGTACTTCGTAGCTGTCGTCACGAACGGGCATGCGTCACCCCCTCTGCGCGGCGGGCAGCCGCTTGGCCTTGCGAAGCACCGCCGCCTCGAGCAGCAGCCCCGCGAGTGAGAACCCCTGGCCCGTGCCGACCGAGCCGCCGCCGGTGGGCGCGGAGTCGTAGAGAGCGAATCGGATCGACTGGCACTTCTGCTGCTTCACCTGAATCCGCAGCTCCTCGGCCGTCATGTTGTCGAGCACGTCGTCCGTCCACGCCGACGTCTGCGCGTATCCGGTCGAGTAGTCGGACGCGATCTGGATCGTGAAGTCGTGCGGCGACAGTCGGTCAGCGAGCGGCTGCACCGACCACGCGCGCTGCCAGCCCTGCAGGCCGCCGACTTTCAGCCAGGCCGTCTCGAGCGACAGGATGACCCACGTCCCGTCATCGGTGTGCGCGCCCGCGGTCTCCTGATGCGCGCTTCCATTCGGCGCGACCCACTTGTACACGCCGTTGTGGTTGCACGCGCCGGCGATGGCAGACGATCCCTGCGCCGCCACGGAGTCGTACACCTGAAACGTGCTCCACTGCTTCGCGAGGTAGTCGTAGACGAGGATCACGCCGGTGTTTCCGACGCTCGCCCGGCACGTGACGCGCACTTGGAACTGCGACTCGTGCACGACCGCGCTCGTGACGATGGGGTTATCCGCGAGCGTGTCCTCGACGGGGCCGGATAGGTAGACGACCTGTAGCGAGCGGTCGAGCAGGTACAGGCCCGCGGTGCTCTGGAAGACGACGCCATCGGGCACAACGGCGACGCTGTTGGCGTCGATGCACCCGAGATCGACCGAGATGCGCTGCGGCGTGGAGAAGCCGGCGCCGCCGGCGAGCCCCGGTCCGTCGCCGTCGATGAAGAAGATGCGGTCGCGCTTGAAGACGATGAGGTGGCCGTCGAGCGAGGCGAGCGCGGTGATGGGTCCGCCCTCCTCGATGGTGATGGTCAGCGCGTCGTGGAAGCCGGGCGCCTCGCCGAACGCGTACGCCTGGGAGTACCAGAGCACCTTCGGATCGTCGGTGCCGGCGAGCCACACGCGTTCCTTGTGCATCGCCACGATCGACGCGCTCGGCGGACAGCGGTTCTCAAGGTTGCCGCCCGTCGTGTAGATGAATTCCGCGCCCGTCAGATCGGCGTCGCTCGCCGTGTCGTAGATGGCGATGGTGTCGAGCGTCGGATCGTTGAGCACGGGCGACGCGGTGATCGGACCGGTCCCACTCCACTGGATCTTGGAGTCCGGCACTCGGAAGAAGACCGTGCCGCTCGCCGTCGTGCGCCACACCTCGATGTACCAGCGCGGCTCGAATCCGCTCTCCGCATCCTGCAGGAGCGTCATGGGTAGCGGCGCGAGGATGAACTGCGACGTATTGGACGAGACGTTGACGCCGTTGATGGTGACGGCGAGGGCGGCGCTCGGGGCGCTCCGTTGCCTCTGTCCCTGCAAATCGAACCTACTGAACGTGACGACGTAGCTGTATGCGCCATTCGCGACGCCGCCCGACCCGGTGACCTGGGAGAAGCCGTACGGCGTCTCGGGAATCAGGAGCGCAGCATTCTCGATGACGCGCCCGCCGTCGTAGATCGCCGGCACGCCGCCGGAGATGTGGAGCGAGCCGCCGAGCTCGGCGGGCATGTGCCGCGCCCGCGTCGCGAAGTCGAGCGTAGCGAGGTCGAGCCCGAGCTTCCCCGCAGCGCTCTTACGCACCACCGTGGCGGTCACGTAGGCCGAGCCTGTCGCCGCGACGTTGCAGAGGTTCGCGCGCACGTCGGTGACGGGCGTGGTCGACGAGCGGCGGGGAGCGATGGTCGTGACCGGGCGCGCGAGCACGGTGGCGCTTCCCGTGTCGCTGATCGTGAGGTCGACGAGGAACGTCGTGGATTCGGTGCCCGAGGTGACGCTCGCGGCGTGGCCGCACACGGCGTAGCAGCGCGAGCCGGCCATGAATGGCTTGCTGAGCCAGGCCATGCGCTTGACGTAGTGCGCGCTCGGCCCGAGGAGCGCGCCCCCCGACGAGACGGCGCGCCACTTGGCCACGCGCACGTTGCTCGTGGAGTCGAGCTCGCCCCACGTGACCACCGCATTGGCCGAGTCCACGCGCTCGATGCCGATGGGGTAGCTGGTGGCGAATCCGCTCATGCTCGCCACCGTCACCACGGTGAACGGCGCGGTGGAGTCGGCCAGCGTGGTCGTATTCAGCGCGGTGGCCTTGACCGTTTGGGTCAGCGTCACGAGCGCGCCGTGCGCAATCCAGAGTCGCTCGCCGGTCACGCCGCGGATCGACAGCGCCCAGCTTGCCGGATCCGCCGTCTCCGCGAGCGTGCGCGATGCGAGCGCCGCGCCGAGCGCTGCGGGGTCGAATGTCTTCACATTCAGCTTGGCGTTCGCGCCGGTCTGGCTGTTGACGTAGATGATGGCGAACGCGCCGGTGAGAGCGGTCGCGTCGAGCTGAAACTTGGTCGCTGTTGCCGTTGAGTCGGTCGCGAGATTCACCGCCGCCGCGAATGCGTTGGGGCTCGTGAGATCGAGCGTGCGCGCTTTGATCTGACCGGCGCTCGTGCCGTAGACGATCACCGCGGTGTTACCGACGACGACGACGCGCGGGATGTGATTCGTCTGCCCGGTCGCGAGCGAGACGCCGGAGAGCACCTGCGCGCCCGTCGCGACCTCGACGACCGTGGCCTTGACGTCGCCGCGCTTGTTGGTTCCGTCGTAGTTCTCGAGCCACGCAATGACGACGTAGCCGTTTCCGTATGCGACGTCGGGGCTGTAGTACGTCGTCGAGCCATGCGCGATGGGCTGGCGCGTCGCGACCGCCTGACTGACCTGATCCTTGTACGCCCACTTATCGACGGCGGGCGAGTACGAGTAGAGCGAGTCGCCGTCCGTCATGACGAGATCGGAGCCGAACGTCGTGAGGCGCGTGGCGGCGAGGATGGTGCCGGCGGCGAACGTGGCGCGCGACAGGGCGGTGAAGCCGCGTCGCTTGCGGATGCTGCCCGCCTTGTCGAACACGCCGTTCGTCAGTGACGTGAGCTTGCCCGGCACCACGTGCTTTACGTCGGTGCGCTGGTCGACGCCGCCAGAGAAGTCGATCTGAATGTTGGCGCGCTCGGGCATGGTCAGCGGGGTGGGATCAGCGTGGTGGGATCAGCGTGGTGTGGTCAGAAGACGTAAACAGGTGCGGTGCACGTCGCCGTGCACGCCAGTTGGACCTGCGACGCATCGAGATCGGCCGACTGCTCGACGCGCCAGAAAGTTGGAGCCAGGTGCGAGCCGCCCACCATGAGCGGCGCGCAGACGATGACGCCGACGTACGCCCGGCCGAGCCGATGAAGCACCGGCGTCGGCGAGAACGGCGTGAACGCCACGTCGAGAATGAGGTTTCCGCCTACGATAGGTGTGACCACGGCGGGGAGCATCGCGTCGAGGAGGTTCCGCTGCAGAGCGTCGAGCGCCCGCTCGCTGAATTTCTCGATGCGCGTGCCGATGGCTTTCACCGTCTCCACGGCGGTGCTGCCCACGTAGCGGATGGTGCGAGGCATCATGGAAGCAGATCCTCATCGATGGAGGACGCGTACACGTCGCGCGCCTGCTCGGTCTTCTCCGTGACGCGCACCGCGCCGAACGTGAGAATGCGACTCAACTGGCGTTGGAACTCGGCGCCAAGTCGATCGGCGAGCTCGAGGTCTTCCTCCTCGAGCGCGAGCTTCCACGCCACGCCGACGATGAGCGCTTCCTCCCAGCCGGTGACGGTGTCCACATCGGTGTCGAGGTCGAGCGCGGACCACTTGACCGGAACGGGGTGGTACCAAAGCGTGAGCGAGTAGACGCCGGTCGGCTTCGGGCGCACCACCAGATCGTCACCGACGATGCGCCAGGCGAGTGGGCGGGCGTAGTTCCACCCGCCGCCGTACTGGTAGCGGTTGCGCTCTTCCCACTGGAATTGCTCGAGGTTGATCGATCGACCGCTCACCACCGCGTCGACGTCTTTCACCTTCCACACGTCGTTCTCACCGACGATGTCCGCGAGCGCGTAGGTGTCCTGGTCCGACGCCGTCTCGAGGTCCACGCTCTTGACGGCACGCTCGGGCTGGGCGGTGAGGACGGTCTCCCAGATCTCCGCCCACGTGGTGTCCATGAGCGCGAGGATGTCCTCGTCCTCACGAAAGGTGCCGTTGACCTGGTCCGCACGACGACGCGCGGCGGCCAGCACCTCCGCCGGCGTCGTCGTGTAGGCCATGGATCAGTACTTCCCTTCGTTGCAGATGGCGTGGAGCGTGGAGAAGGCATCCGCGACAGCGTCCGCGTCTTTCGACGCAATCGCATCGAGGAGCGCTTGCGCCGCGTCCTTCTTCTCGTCGCCATCCTCGGAGACGGCGTCTCCGTCGCTGTCGTCTTCGTCGTCGGCGTGTTTGCCGAGCCCGATGACGAGCGCCGCGGGCGACTTCATCAGGTCCCCCAGATGCCGTGGAGGTTCCATCCGGGCGCGTCGCAGCCGAGCTGCGCAAAGTAGCGCAGTCGCCAGCCCACCGCGTCGCTGTTCGGCAAGCGGAGGATGGTGCGGCCGTCGTCGTCGACGATGTGCGGGGCTTTCTTGATCGACTTGAGGACCCAGGTCGACATGTCGAGGATGTAGAACTCCTCGGGCGGGCAGAGCAGCGAGCCCACGAGCTTGAACATGCCTCGTGGCGTGCTGATGATCAGCGTGTCGAATCCGGCCGTACCCTTGCCGCTCTCCGCGGGGTAGTAGTGCGCCTTGGCGCCGAGTTCGATGCTGATCTCCGCGAGCGTCTCGATGTTGACGAGACCCACGCGGTTCTTGTCCTTCCCGCCCTCGCGCGACAGACGCGTGAGAGCGCGCTGCAGCGTGTCGGCCTTGTCGTTCCCCTCGCCGTCGAACATGACGCCCGCCAGGCGCGTTTTGTCGAGCGAGCGATCCTGCTGCATGAACAGGTCGTCGAGGTTCGTCCGGTCGAGCGGGAGCCACGCCGCGAGCCCAGCGATGTCCTTCTTGAAGTCGCCCTTGCGGACGACCAGATCGCCGACCGAGATACCGGCGATGTCGTCGAGGTCGCCGTCGAACGTGACCTCTCCGGTGTCGCGGTCCACGCCGATGACGGTGAGGAAGTCGCCGGAGTCGCGCAGCGTGAGAGCGACAGGATCGGCGAACTGGTAGCGCTGCTGGCGCTCGAAGTTGATGATCGTCGAGACGCTCTTGAGCTTGAGCACCGGCCCGGAGAGGGTCGTCGCGGCGTCGATGATGCCGCGCGTTCCCGTCCCGTCGCCGTTGACGCCGATGGCGAGCGCATGCCCGATCATGCGGGTGCCGCCCTCCATGGCCGCGTCCACCGCGTTCAGCACGGTGTTCTCGGAGCCCTCGCCCGCGAGCAGGGCCTCTGCGTCCATGCTGATGAGGTGGTAGCCCTTCGCTCGCGTGAGGAAGAAGCCGGCCGATTCGGACGACGTCTGCCCCTCGTCGGCGTCGGTGTACGTCGACGATCCGCCCTGGGAATGTCCGTAGCGGAGGGAGATGCGGCAGTCGTTGCCGCCGAACTTCAGATCCTTCCGTACGTTCTGGAGGAACCAATCCTCCTCGTACGCCATCAGGTGGCACTTGTCGTGGTACTTGGTCTTGAGGACGTTCTCGAGTGCTGCGACTGTTTCGTTACCGAGGGCCATCATGGCCTCCGTTCAGCGTTAGGAGTCAGCGTCTTTGCGGAACGCCTTCCGGAGCTCCTGAACCGCCCACGCGTCGAGCTCCTCCTCGGTCGCATTCGCGCTCGGGGCGGTCGTCCTCGTCGTCGTGTCCGCGTTCGTGAGCGTGTCCGGCGCTCGCTGCCCTGGCCCGTTCGCTGATCGGCCGGTCTGTGCTGTTCGCTGAGGTGCTGCGGGGTTCGCGGGTGGCGGCGCGCCTCGCTGTTGGCGCCGCTGTTCTCGTCTAGCACGCTTGGCCTCGGCCTGCTTTTGCAGGTGAGCCGCGACCATCTCGAATGTGGGGACCTTCCCCGTATTCCTATGATGCTCGGAAGCGAGATCCCAGAACACCTCAGCGAGATCGCCCTCGTCCTCGTCGGCGATGTCGGGGTAGTCGTCGCGCTCCTGCACGAACCTCACGAAGTTGCTCTTCGCTTGGCCCACCTTGCTCTGCAGATCGCGGTCCGCGCGCTCCTCGCGCTCCCGCTGCAGCTCCGCCTTGATCGCGGCGTTCTCTTTGCGCACCTGCTCGACGTCGGCGCGCACCGGATCCTGCAGATTCATCAGGCGCCGAGCGAAGTCGGCAGGGTTGATGTGGAAGTGCTCGAAAAACGCCATCGGATCGGCGTCGATGGCTTCGTTCAGCTTCCGCAGATCGCGCAGCTCCGCACGCTCGGCCTGTAGCTGCTCGCGTTCCTTGCGCACGGAGCTGAGGACGTCCTCCGCCTTCTTCCGCTCGGCGACGCCCTGCTCCCGCATGCGGAGCGCCTTGCGAAATAACGCCGTCTCGCGCTCGGGCGGCGGCTCCGCCGGCGTCAACTGCTCGCCACTGGCTGCAGCGGGCGGGGTGTCGCCGGACTCCGCCGGTGCTTCCGCGGGCGTCTCGTCCGGTGCCGGCTCTGTCGGCGGCGGCGCCTCGGGAGCGGGCGCTTCGGCGGGCATCGTCATACCGGATCACCGAAGACGCGACCAACGATGGTGCCGGCGCCCACTTGGGTCGCCAGGATCTTCACATTGGCCGAGGCGACCTTGGCCGCCGCCGGGAGGCCCGCGCTCGCCATGATGAGCTTCCCGCCCGTGGGCAGGTGCGTGTCGTAGGTGCCGCCGTTGAGCGCGATGGCTACGTCCTGGCCCGTCTGGTTCTCGATGACGAGCAGCGTGGCGCCGGCGACGGTCCCGAACGGGATCGCGTACACCGTGTTCGCCGCCGTCGCGTCGGGGACGTCGATCTGACTGTCCGGCTCCGCGCCGCGGTACTCCGCCTGGACGGCGTCGACGCCGCCGGCGGCGGGCTCTTTCGCCACGCCCCCGCCGCCGCTGACCCACTGCACGCTGCTCCGAAGGATCGCTTTCTTGTTCGACATCGTCCTGTCCTCTCAGGCCGCCATCGGCGGCGGTGCTCCGTTGGCGCCCGGTCCATAGAGGCCGGTCGGTGGCAACTGCTGCGGCGGCGGCATCCCGGCGTCGGGCGCCGTGGTGTCGCTCTCCGGCGGGCCAGCGGCGTCCTTCAGGAGAGCGGCGCACGCATCCATGAACTGGCGCAGGTTGCGCAGGCCCTGCTCGGGTGCGCCATCCGCCTTGGCGCGGTAGTAGGCCATGACAGTGGTGTGGAGCGCGTCGATGAGCCCCGACGTGCCGAGGTACTGCTCGGGCTCTTCGTAGTGGTTCTCGTCGAGCATGCGCTCGATGAGCTCCTCGACGAACTCGTGCATGGCCATCTCGAGATCGTTGAGCCGCTCGATGTCGGGGAAGTCGAGCAGGCGCTTGCCCTGCGCCGGCGTGATCCACCCCGCCTTCGCGAGGTCCTGAACCTGCGCCATCCGACCCGCCGGCGTCTTGGCCAGCATCGAGGTCGGGAAGCACTGCATCACGTACGCTTCCTCGGGAAGATCGGCGTCGACGAACACGATCGGCTTGACGTTGCGCTTGCCGCGCCACTGCGCCGTGTATTTCGGGTTGATCTCCGCGAGCTCGCGTGCGAGGTCGATGATCTGGCGGGCGATCTCCAGGTGGAACGCCTCGAACATCTGCGCGAAGACAACGAACCGCTCCGTCTCCGCGTCGTTGTACTCGCGGATGGCCGCGCCGCTGTTGAGCCCCGCCGGCTTCTGCGACTGCGCGCTCATCTGCGACACGCCGCTGAATTGAAACGCCTGCGGGATGAGCCCCATCAGGTACGCGTACGTGTCAGGGTGCACCGGCTGGACGTTCACCGGGATCGGCGCGACGCCCGTGTACTTCAGGAACGTCGCGATGCCGTTGTTGACCTGCTCGACTTGGACCTTGCTGCTCGCCTCGATGGCCCAATGCGAGCCGCCCATGCGCCGATGGCTCTCCTGCACCTTGCGCGCGGTGAAGTTGATCTCGTACTGCAGGCCGTCGAGCTCCTCGGCGAACCCGATACCGCGCGAGCCCATCATCGGCCGGTTGCGACGGAGGTGCGCGAACGGGAAATAGTCGCGCGTGTACGCCTCATCGAGCAGCGTCACGCCGTTCACGCAGATGACGTGCCGCCCGTCCTTCGCGCCCTTGACGCTGGGCAAGTGCCACGCCTCGGTGACGACGAGCTGATCGCTGGTTCCGTCGAGGCCCCATTCGTCTTCGTCGCGATCGTTGTCCGCCGTCTCGAGCTCGTCCTTCTTCTTCGGATACTTCGCCTGCAGCACGCGCCGATCGACTGGCTTGCGCTGGTAGCGGCTCCGTGGTGAGCCGTACTGCGCCTCGGCGTCGTCTTCGTAGATGCGCCAGGGAAACTCGGGCTCGACGTAAATCCGTTCGTTGTCGCGGTAGATCTTGACGAACCCGTCGCCGAGCGCGCAGGCGTGGAGCACGACGAGCGGATCGTTCTCGTACACGCCGCACCGATAGAACTCGCCCTCGACGTACCGTGACAGATTCTTCGCGCGCGTCTGCTGCGACCAGTCGCCGCCTTTCGTGAGAAACATCGGGACGGGACGGTTCTTGGAGATCTTCGCCTGCACCGTATTGCAGGCGCTCGCGATGACGTTGAACGCGAGCGTGGTTCCCTTGAACGACCGCGCGGCGTATGTCCGCGCGCCGAGCCCTCCGATCTCACACCCGCCGTAGCTGCGCGCGAATTTCAGATACGCGTCACGCCGCGTCGCCTGCTGCGACCGAAGCCGCGAGACGATCGCCCCTACCGCGTCGTGCGGTTGCTTGCCGCGCGCCTCGGCGGACCACCACTCGACGTCGGTGCGCACGCTCACGAGATCCACCCGCCCTGACGGAGCGCCGTGTCGACTTCCTCATCGGTCGGCTCGTGCCCGACGTGCGCGAACCGCGTAACGAGCTCTTCGCGCATCTCCGCGCGCAGTCGCTTCAGTTCCTCTTCTGCCGACTCGACGCGGTCCGCGGCGCCGTTCGCCTTGGAGGGCGGCTCGGGGCCGAGGTCGAGCTCCGTGCCGTCTGGTAGTCGAACGCTCACGACGCCGCGCCTCCGCATCCAATCGACGAGCGGGTCGAGCGACGCCGGATCGGACATCAACATTCTGTATCTTCAGAATCTACAGAACGCCAGCCGATAGTGTGCTACCGCGACCACCAATCAGAAGCGTCGTCGTCTTTCGGTGGCTTGTCCCACCACTCGGCGGCGAGCTCGCGCTCGTGCTGCGCGACGACTTCGCGCTCCATCTCCTCCTCGCGCTCAGCTGCGGAGGGTTTCGGCTTGCGTGGCTCCTCGAGGTAGGCGAACGCTGCGCGCCAGGCGTAGAGGACGGCGTCGGCGCAGTGGTTATCGAAGCCGGCGGCCTCTTTCGACCGGTCCTCCGTCCAGGGCAGCTCGAGCCACTCCTTCGTCAGGTCGGCGCACGTCGAACGCACGACGGTGAGGCGACCAGCGGCGAGGTCGTCGTTCAGGAGATCGATGTACCCACGCTTGTTTTTCTTCTCCGCGGGTTCGATAGGGAGCCTGAACCGCCGGCGCGCCTCCTCGGCGTAACCCTTCCCGAGGCCGCCGATGTCCGCGACGATGCGATCGGGACTGTACGACGCAGCGAGCTTCTTCGCTTCCTCCGCCGCCTCGGTCGGCGTCATGCCGGTGCGCTTGTACGCGTCGAGCACGTAGGCGGCTGGCTCGTTGTTACGCCAGCCGATGACGCAAAACGCGGTCGCGTCGGTGAAGCCGTAGTCGATGCCGATAATGTGCCGCGTGCACGTCGGGGCGCGGTCGACGACGTTCCGCAGATCGTCGAACTGGTACACCAGACCGCCCGAGTCGCGGACCCACACGCCGTCCAGCAGTTGCCGCCGTGTCGTTGCGTCCATCTGCGCCAACGACTCCAGGTACGTCGTGGCGTCGACACTCGGGTTGTCGGAAAGCTTGGCGGGAACGAAAGGCACATCGCCGTCGATGAAGCGACGCTTCACCCACTCGTGACCGAGCCCACCGGGGTTCGTCGCCGCGCGCATGCGGAGCGGAACGGGCATGCCCTCAGCCTTGCGGAGACGCGAGAACAGAAAGCGAAACCAAGCCTCGGGGAATTGCGTCAACTCATCGAAGCCGATGAATTGGAATTCCGCCGACGCATAGCGGAACTTGTCGCGCTCCGTGTCGAGGTAACCGAACGACAGCGTGGCGCCGCTCGGGAACGTCCAGCGCTTGTCCGTCCCGTTCCACTTCGCCGGCGTCGGAGACAACCACTCGCTCGCGCGATCCATGATGGCACCTGGCAGCGCGAGGTCCTGGTACGTGCGACGGAGCACGAGCGCCGCGTAGCCGGGCACGTGCACGTATTGGAGCGCCGCCATCAGCAGCGCGTCGCTCTTGCCTCCGCCGACCGCGCCGCCATAGAGCGCCTCGAGACAGTCGAGCGCGAGAAACTTCGCTTGCTGCGGGTGCGGCGTGTGCGGGATGTACACTGCGGGCGCGGCCGTCCTCCGTTGTGCCTCGGCGAGCAGCGCCGCGAGCCGACTCACTGCCGCCGGCGACGGAGATCCTGAAGCGCCCCGACGAACAGCCCAGGCGCTCCGCCGGTCGCGTACTCCTTCGCCACGGGTGCGACGCCGACGCGCGACACCTGCGCGGTGACCGGCGGTGGCGCGGGCGGCGGCGCTGCAGCGACAGCGGGCGCCGGCTCTTCCTCGTCGAGGTTGACGGGTGTACCGTCGCCCTGCTTCGGCATCGCGTGGATCGGCCCAGCGTTGCCGCCCTCGTATTTCGACACGTAGCGGAGATCGGACTCGTTCACTGGCCCTGCGCGCAGCCGGTCCTTCGCCGCGGCGTACTCGTCGAGCTCGTCGGGCGTGCGCGAATACGCGTCGACCATTTCGGCATCCTGCTTCTTCTTCGCGTTGTCGGTAGGCATGTCAGTCTCCTGCGGGCGCGGGCGATGGGGGAGTGGCGGCGGGGGGCGAGGCGGCCTTCTTCGCCGGCGCAGACTTCGATGCCGGCGCGCTCTTCTCCTCGCCGGCTTCGGTCATGCGCTTCACGTTCGTGACCGGCACGAGGTGCTTACCCGTCTTGTCGGTGTAGCGTACGAAGCCCTGCTCGAAACGCAGGTCTGGCGCCATCGTCGAGGTTATGAGCTCGCGATTCGATTCGTTGAGCTTCACCGGTTGCTTGAACGCGACTCTCTGGAGCTTCATGCGGCCTCTTTCGGTAGAAACGCGGCGTACGCGTTGTAGAACCACGACGCTGGGATAGGGAGCGCGCGACACATGTCCGTTCGATGCGTGTACGTCACGCGGTCGGGCAGCTCGGCGAGCAGGCGGCGCGCGACGCCGTTGCACCGAAACTCTTCGCGGACGAATACGTAGTGCACCGTCGCGGGCTCGACGCACGCCCAGCCCACAATGGTGTCGTGGCGCGTGACGGAGCACGCGATGCGCATCTCTCCACGGCGCATCAACCGGTCGATGAGATCGTGGTGCCCGGAGTAGTACGCCTTTCGGCCAAGAGAGCGCGCTAGCCCGCTCGACGCGTTGGAGCGGAGCCACGACGAGCGGACGAGGTTGACCTCCATGGGGTCGTTCCAGTCGATCGCGCGGACGAGAATGGGAAGGGCGGTGGTCATCGCTTGATGCGGCGCGTCTCATACCGCGCCGTCCCCTCTTCGTACGCCCGGTCGATGTCGTCTTCTGAACCCGTGATCGGTTGCTGCGTCGCGTGACGCACGATGCGAGCAAGCGCGAATGCTCCCTCGGCGACGCTGCGATCTGTGTCGCCGATCGCACGCCAGAGAGCCTCGAGCGCGTCGGCGTCGAGCTTCACCGCAGCTGCGCGGATCGCCTCTGGCATCGGCTTGCGGCGGCAGACATCGCAGCCAGTCGCGCAGTGGATGATCATTCGATCTCGTCCCCGCCGTCGCACGCGTCGAGTAGCCTGCGTGCGTCCTCCGCGCTGATGAGCGGATCGATCGGCTGGCCGTTCTCGTCGACCGGGTGCAACAAGTCGTTCACGAGCTCGAGGCGACCCGCCGGCGTCGCGGGCAGCGACTCCGGGTCAACCTGCATCGCGAATCCCTCTTCGTCGAGGAACCTGTTGATACTCGCGCGGAGCTCCTCGTCGGAGAGCGCCGCCCACCGCTTGTCCGCCCGCTGCTCGACGAAAATGCGTTCGGTGACGCGGCGCCGGGCCAGCGAGGGCGCCGGCCGGTCTGTCGTCAACGGCTTGCCCAGCATCGCCGCGACCACTCCGCGCCTCACGCTGCCCCCTTCCGGAGCGCAGCGAGCGCCTTTTCTAGCTCGGCGGCCAGCTGCTCGTCGGTGAGGTGCTCTGGCGCGAGCTGCTTCACGTCCACCCGGTCTTTTCGGCCCCATCGTCTCGGCGACCGGCGCTCGAGGAGCCAGGCCGCCGCGGTCCAGTGCTTCGGGTCCTCGGCGGCGGCCTGGATCCGTTCGACGAGCACCGACCGGCTGTCGGCTTCGGCCTTTTTTACAGCAGCGGAAAACTTGGGGTCCTTCATCCACTCGCGAAAAGTGGAGAAATTGATGCCTGCGCTGCGCGCAGAGTCGGTGCGATGCAGCCCACGCCGCAGGAAACCGAGCACCGCCTCGCGCGCCTCGGGCTTGGCCATCAGGCCGGCCTCATACGCCGTTCTGTAACACGGTCAGTCGTCATTGTCTGGCTCCTCGGATGACGGTGTACCGACACCCATGTCAGACAACCACTCGCCAAACCCATCGGTCGGGTCGTCGGCTGCCTGACTGGCCAAGGTGGCCATCTGGCCATGGTGGACACCCGTGCCCCCGTACTCCCCATAGGCCATAGGATTCACGGATCCATTACTCTGTTCTCTGTTAGAAGGTTGGTCAGGTTGGCCACTAGGTACAGGTGTTTGATTCGACGATTGAATCGGTGCCCGGCCATCTGGCCTATATGGCTCACCTCGATAATAGCGTCGGGCACGAACCCCTCGTTCTTGCTCCCGTCGAATGTCCGTTAGGCCGATCCGGCGTAGGACAGATGCGCACCGCATCTCGTCGCCCCGCGTGATGCGTCCCTTTTCGACAGCGAGGGCGCCGACGAGCACCTCATATGTGGACACCCCGTCACGTGGACCCAACCACGTCGCGACCGGCTCCTCCCAGGCATCGTCTTGATATCGGTGCTCCTGCTCCTCCATGGCGAGCCTGGACAGCGCGGTGTCCGGGCGCCACGCCTCGCCGGCGTGGTAGCGGACGACAGCCTCGGCCCAGAGCTGTTCCCGGTCGCGGCGGATGGCGTCTCGGTCGATGGTCCCGCAGGCCACCGGCCAGAACCGGCGGTTGCCGGTGGCGTCTTTGAGGTAGCGGTCCTCGTTCGTGCTCCCCACGAAGACCACCTGGCGAGGGTGGGTGACCGCGTGACGCGCGTACGCAGCGCGGAAGTGGTCCTGGGCGCTCGTGAGAAACGCTTTCACGCGGGTGATGTCGGCTTTGCTGAGCGCGTCGAGCTCGCCGAGCTCCACGACCCACTTGCCTTGGATGGTTTCGTACGCGCTCTTGAGGTTCGTCAGATCGATGCCGCTGTTGAAAAACCACTCCTTTCCGACGAGGGCCTCAAGCCCTGTCGACTTGCCGAGCCCCTGCGCCCCCTCGAGCACGGGGGCGTAGTCGACCTGGCACCCTGGCTCGAACGCTCGCGCCACCGCGCTGATGGCCCACCGAGCAGCTACACCGCGGGCGTACGGCGTGTCGGCGGCGCCGAAGTAGTCGATCCAGAGTCGATCGAGCCGGGCAACGCCGTCCCACGCCAGACCGCTGAGCCAGTCGCGGAGCGGGTGGAATTCGTTGTGGTGCGCGACGCACGCCACGGCGGTATCGACATCGCTCCGACCGACGTCCATGCCGTAGCGGTTCTCGTACCGGTGGAACCAGATGCGGAGCTCGCCCGTGTCCTCGTCCGTCCATTCGTGATCGTCGCGCGACCATGGGAGGTTGTGCGCCACGATGCGGTCGCGGAACGCGTCGTAGCGGATACGTCCGACGAGGGCGATGTCGTGCTCCAGGACGAGCACCGCATTCGCCAGGCAGCCTTTGAACGAGACGCCGTCTCGCGCCCGGACCGCCCGCGACTGCCACTCTCCTGGCGCGGTGGGCGGTCCTCCGCCGCGGAGCGCGTGCAGGCGCCGGCGGGCGTCGGCGATGTCGTGGGTCAAGGACATTCGGTGCCTGCTGTTTCTGCCGCCACCACTGCCCGGCACGCGGCCTCGAGGTGGTCGGCGGCGACGTGGAGTCGCTCTCTGGCCTGCTCTGCGTGCACCAGCGCGTCGGCGAGCAGCTCCTCGGCGTGGCGTGCATCTGCGGCGGCGACGTCGGCGAGTCGTCGGGCGAGCTCGAGGTAGAGCTTGGCGGGTGTGACGCCGGGCGGCGTCTGAAGATCAGCGACCACGGCTCACCCCCTGGACCACGGCGATGGCCTCCTCGACGGAGCACACGACTTCGGCGACGCCGCCGAATCGGCGCACCGTCTCGCGCCAGAGCCGTTGCTCCTCCGCTCGCTTGGCGCTTGTCCGGCCGTTGAGGGTCTTCACCTCGAGTGCAGTGAATGTCCCGCGCACGAGCCCGACGAGGTCCGCGCTCCCGCGGCCCAGGCCGTAGGGGACGGCGCCGGATTCGTAATGAGCGAGCCCGACGTTGTTGCGCCAGAACCGCGCGCCCGGCTGGCGATTCACCGCGGCGCGGATGGCATGGGTCAGTGCTCCCTCACGCATCTCCCACCTGCCCAGGCGTGTGCAGGATGCATGCGTTCAGTTCGCGGGGCGCAAAAAAAGCCCCGGTGGGGCTGAGGTTACGTTGCATGGTCGGACCTATCTTGTGTGGGACACGGAGAGGGCGAGGGCGGCGCGCTTCACGTCCGGCGGGGGCCAGTCGCCATAGGCTGCGCGGTAGCGGTGGAGCGCCTGGTTCGGATTCCAGCCCTTGCTGCGCGCCTGCCCGATCCATTTTGCGAGCCGCGCGATGCGCTCCTCGTCGGTGTCGCGTCGGATGCGTTCAAACTTCACCAGCGGCGCACCGGTCACCGTGGGCGCCTCGAGCTCCTCAGGCGTGCGCCCGCAATCGGTGCAGGCGTCGCCCTCGATGACGGCGCCGCACACGATGCAGAACCGCACGTCGACCGCGTCCTCGTCGCGTCGAATAGCGCGCCCGTCGAGCGAGTAGGAGCGATCCTCGTCGGGCTTGCCGTGCACGTGCACGACGCCGCGCAGGTCGAGAATCACGGCGTTGGTCTTCCCTGGCGCAGGGCGGAGCGCGCGACCCACGATCTGAATGAACAGCCCAGGCGTGCCGATGCCCCGCGCGATGATGACGGCGTCCGTCTCGGGGCAGTCGAACCCCTCCGTCAGCACGTTGACGTTGCAGAGGACAGGCACCCGCCCAGCCTGGAAGTCGGCGAGCGCCCGGGCCCTCACCAGCGGCGCCATCGCCCCCTCGACGACCGCGCACGAGACGCCCGACGCGCGGAACTCGCACGCGTGCTCGACGGCGGCCTTCACGTGCGGGCTGAACACGATGCATCGGCGTCCGCGTGCGTGCTCCAGGTACGCGTCTACGGGGCGCTGCGCGATCTGCCCGCTCTTGAGCGGCTTGGCCGGCGCAACCACGCTGCACCGCACGAGGTGGCCCGCGGTGGTGAGCTCGTGGACCGATGCCGCGACTACGAGGCTGGTGAATAGAGCGCCGAGCCCCGTGCCGTCGCCGCGCTCGGGCGTCGCGGTGAACCCGAGACGTAGCGCTTGGCCGTAGCCGGCGGCGAATTCGCCCCACCCGGTAGCGTCCGGCTGGAAGTGGTGCGCTTCGTCGAGGATCACCAGACTGGCTTCGGGCCGCTGCTCGCGGGCCACGAGCGTCTGGATCGTGTGGACGGCGGCTTGGACTCCGAATGCCTCGAGCCGGGCGGCGGCTTGCTGCAAGAGCTCGCGCCGGTGGACGAGCACGAGTACGCGGCCGCCTTGGTCGACGTGTCGCTGCGCGATGCTGCTGAATATCGTTGTCTTCCCGGAACCCACCGGGGACACGCAGAGGATCGACCGGTGGCCGGCGCGCGCCTCGGCACGAATGGCGTCGATCGCCGCCGTCTGGTAGGGGCGGAGCTGCGGGATCACGGCGCGCCCCCGAAAAGCAGCAACTGGCGCGGCTCGCGCGCCCGCATCGCCGCCTCCACACACGCGGGCGCGCGGCACGCGTCGTGGAGCACGTGCGTCGTCTCGCCGACGAGCGCCGTCGTGATGCTCCGCCCGAGCGGCGCGCCGCAGTGGACGCAGGTCACCGCCTCCGCAGCCACTTCGGCCTCGGCCCGGTGACGAGATTCATGCCGGCACCGCCCTCTGCACTCCGCGGATGACGTAAGCCACCCATGACTTGCTGGCGCCAACGGACAGCCGAATTTCGGCGCGAGGTACGCCGGCCGCCGCGAGCGCCCGCACGCGTGCGACCACGTCGTCGCCATACGACGCGTTCGGGTTGCGTGTGCCGCGTAGCGACGGGCCACGCGCCCGACCCTTTCGCGCGC